CTGACAAACGAGTCAAGTGGCAGTGTTGAAATGGTGTCAGCAATAAGCGAGACTGCCGAAAACACCGCATTGACTTGGAACACAGTATCGCTATTGATGTTCGTAGCCGAAAGATTGCCGAAACCAATATCGTCACCGGACTCGAAAACGGTTTGAAACTCAACCGCCCTCTGCTCAAAGAATTTGTCGAATACCATTTATCGTCCTAACGCAACGCCGATAAGAATGGCAAGCATCCCACCGACAATCAAACCAACAGGGATTGCTACCATGCTTGCGCCCACTGTAATTGCAACAGCGCCAGCGACTTGTAGTGATGTTCTCATAACCTCAACCATAAAATTGTGGGACAGCTTCTTCTATTCTACCGACAGTTGCCCTATCAAACGCCAACACAGCGGCAACCGCGGCGTCAATCTTTCTAGGCGACTGTTTTTTCTCTTTCACAATACGCGGACCGAGATTGTCCAACTTGATTACTGCGTTGTCTAAGTGTCGCGCAAGAATACCATCGCCATCATGCACAACCGTATTTTCCACCACAGCATCATAAAACTTGGCACAAGCGGGGACCATCCGCCGAGCAGAAGTTGAAGGCCACTCTACAATTGGCAGTCCCGCTTCTTCTAGCACCTGCATTGACCTTTGCCACCGGAAAGGGTCGCAAGCAATCTCACGAACCTTTGGGTAGTCGGCACAAAACTTCATTATTGTTTGCTCGACATCCTGGATGTCTACCCGCCAGTTCAGGTCGTGTTCTGCCTCATCTCGCTCCCAAGCCTTGACCATAAAGACCTTGACCTTTTCCCCGTCCTCTTTTGGTATTGTCGCCCCAACAATAACTGTTGCATCCCCGCTGAATGAACCGTCAAAACCTAAAACAATTTCATCGTCAGGGCTTACCGTAAAGTCTTCTTGGCATTTCTCCCACGCGCCATTAGGTAGCCACGCTTGCTGACTTGAAACCCACTGGTTGCATCGTTTGGTTCTGAACTCTGACTCTGGGGTTCTGCGAACAGCGCTTTCAAAGTCTGCTGGGTCTGACAGGTCACCAAAGCCTGGGTTTGCCTTACGCCAGGTTTCCTCGGAGCGGTGGTCGCCATCGTCTTCCCACCAAGCCATAAAAAAATTATCGTCTTCTGTTTCTCCGCGGATTTGCTTTTGACCATACTGATAAAGGCTGTAAGCAATACTGTCTTGCCCCCGGTTGTCAGTCTTTACCCCAGCGGTTGTAATGGCACACAAGGTTGCCTCTTTACCACGCGCACCCATTGAAAGCGACATGACATCGAAAAGTTCTCGGTTCGGTTGTGCGTGCAACTCGTCAAACAAAACAAAGTGAGGGTTCAAACCTTCCTTAGAGAAAGCCTCAGCCGACAAAACGCGATAGACCGAACCCAGAGCCTTGAACTCAATCGCATCTCGATAAAGCGTTGTAATGGCAGAAAGGTTTGATGAAGACTCGACCATTCGCTTGGCATCAGTAAACACAATGCGAGCCTGCTGTTTTTCAGCGGCAATTGAATAAACCTCGCCACCTTTTGGACCTAGAATCAGCGAGAACAAAGCAATGGCAGAGCCAAGAGCCGATTTTCCACTTTTCCTTGGCATACCTATCAGGCTAATTCTGTGGCGTAGACCTTCCTCGTCCCACGCAAACACCCGCTCTAGCACCTTTTCTTGCCAGGGGCGCAACAACATCTTCTCCCCCGCCTTGCCTGCAACAGAGTCTTTTGTGATGATGCCAAACTGCTCAATGAACTCGATTACCGGCTCTTGCTCTCTCCCCCGCCGGATGGCATCTTCTGGCACATCCGTAATCCAACGAGGAGGCCAATTATCTGTTTGCACGGCGTACCAGCATTTCCTCGAGTTTGGTTTGTGTCTTTACTTCTGCCACCCCAAGTCTAGAGCGGTCAGTTGGTGTAAAGCCAAGCAACGAGAGATTGCCGATAAGTATTCTTGTGAGGTCGTTCAATTGTCGCCGTAATGCCTTGTCCTCGGTTTGGAGAACCTTTGCCCTAAGCGACCAGCGCTCGTCAACCAGTTCGCAAGTAATAAGCAATAACTCTAGGTCGGTGTTTGGGCTTACCCATGATGCGCCAGCATCCCACACTCGGTCCCAAAGTTCTTTACCTGGTTTGCCCAAAGGTCGGTCTGGTACAGGCTTTTCTTGTATTGCAGGAAGCACAACAACATCTTCGACATCGGGCAGTGGTCTGTGCCCGGGGTTGCCCAGTAACCGTTTTTGCTCAGTTGGCTTTGGGGGTCTTCCGCGTTGTGGCATTTTTTTCCTTTAGTAGGTTTTGTACTTGTTCTGACTTTACTTCTTCAGCAACCTGACTCAAACCTAAACCATATTCGTTCTTACCCATCGTATTCCAGTCAATGTCTTTGCGCCGAATCAGCGGGGTGTCGAATCGCTTCCACTGGTCCTTGATGACGTGCTGTGCCCTGCCAAACCTCCGTTTTGTGCTCACAACATAAGGCCATTGTCTTTCCAGCGACCTTGCCATTTCTGTTCTTCCGTCCTCTTTATAGAGTTGGTCGGTGTTCCCACCAGTCATAGCCATTGTTTGCATTTTTTCGGCAACAAAAACATTGACCAGAATCGTACACCAATTGTCTGCCAGGACTTGTAAGCAAAGGTCGGCATCTTCATTGTACCTTCCACGCCAGCGGTGGGGTAGGTCATTACGAATAAGCAGGCATGAGTAAACATGGGCGTTCAGGTGGAACGGTGGCTTTTTTGAGTAGGCAAACATGGCATAGTTCATGCCCGAGATTGCAACGTTCTCATATCTATCGGTAAAGTCTTCTACCGCTTTGAAGGCTGGACCAGAATCACACTTGATTCGCATCCCGTTGTACCAGCGCTTGATGCTACGGATGTTGTCGTCAAGTATCCAATGTCGGTCTGCTCCGGTTGCTTTGGCGTGTTCCCAAACCCAATTTCGCGCAGGGATAGACCCTTGCCCGAGGTTGGAGAATGGCAATGTTAAAATATTTTTTTTCCCACAGGCTTCAGCATAGGCTTCAGCCTCTTGTGGCTCTACAACAATCTTGTAAGGTACCTTGTCTTGTTCTAGGAACTTTGCTGTCAGCGGGTTGTCTGCTCTGCCCTTACTGATGACATAGACGGGGTAGTTAGGCTTCAGCATTACCTGTCCACCTTACGGATTGTAGGTCTCGGCGGTCTACTGCTGGGAACCATGCCGACTGTTTGCCTCTGTCCGATAGTTCAATGTCTAGCCGTTCAGCAAACTCTTGGCGGTCTGTCTCTGTTTTGAACGATACAAGGACTTGGAACTGGGGACCTTCCTCGGGTATGTAGCCTGGTAGCCCAATCCACTCGGCGGCTTCGTCCATATCTGCTATCTCGCTTGCTGGTCGGGTTACCATTGCAAGGTTTGATAGTTGTTGTTCGTTGAAGCCTGTCCCGGCAAGGTTGTCCTCTTGCATAATTTCTTTCAACATTTCGGTAAGCATCCTGTCGTCAATTTCTGCCAGGTTGTTTATTTCGTTGTCGCTGGTGAGAACCTTTAGGGCGCGGGGGTCGTCCGGGTGGAGTGGTAGTCGAATAATTGGGACCCTGGTCCTGCCCATTTTTTTGCAGGCTTGAACTACCCCGTGTCCGGCAAGGATGGTGTTGTCTTGTGCAACTACGATGTTCCGGTAGAAACCATGTTGCTCGATAGAGGCGATGATGTGGTCTAGTTGGTCGTCAGGGTGGACCTGGTAGTTGCGGGGGTGGGGCTTTAGGGCATCGAGGTCTTCGCGTACTGTGACGAATGGGTTGGTTTGGAACTCGAGTAGGTCAGCCATTTCTGCGGAACTGAACCCTGTCTGGGTTGCCATTGTGTCGTCAAAGGCTCCTAGTTGCTCTACCAGGTTGTCTATGTCCCACTCGGAAAGGTCTGCTGTGCGGTTGTCGGCGATGGCGTAGGCTTCGACCTGCTTCTTGCTCCATTCGTCAGGTAGGCGAACGGCGGCAATTTCTGCCCAGTCAAGTTTTTGGGCGGCTTGGAGTGTGCCATTTCCGGCTATGACCACATTCTTCGCTGTGATGACAATCGGCTTTTGTTGACCGAATGAGGTGAGGGAGTCGGCGATTGCCTCAATTGAGCGCTCGTCGTGTTTGCGAACGTTGTTGGGGTCAAGTTTTAGTTTTGCGATGGGTAGTTGTTCTATCTTCATGGCTCAAACACTACCAAAAAAAGTTAGAAATATTGTTAGCACAGGTTGACTTTTGTCGGACAATTCTATAGAGTTGGACTAACCAAACAACGAAAGGAAACCAAAATGACTACCAAATTAGTAACCCTCGAAAAATACCGAGGCCCAAACGAGATTCACAAAGCCGGATGTGCAGACATCGAAAAAAAATTGAAGGTTTGTTCCGACTTCCAGGTGGAAGAAGTTGAAGCAACAACTCTTGACGAACTTGCTCAGTCAATTGTGGATATGTGGGAAAACGATGGCGAGCTTGCCTGTCTCGAAACGGAAAAGGCTCGGCTTCTTTTAGAACTGAAACCTTGCACCGGACTCCGCCGATAACCAACCAAACCGAGAGGAAAACCAAAATGGCTAACATCATACTCACCGAAGGCGACAAGCCTCTGCCCAACATAACCACCTGGGACCGCTTCTACCAGGCATCACTTCGAGCCGGTCTTATAGTCAACCCAATGGACGAACTGTACGCTTTGCTTCTCGCTCAAGAGCTGACCCTGGAAGACGGTTTTCAACTGAAAGAGGTGCCAGCCACCGGACGTTACCCCATGACCTGGGGTGCCGGGACCAGCGCCAGGAAGTCACAGACATACTGGTTCTCTGTTGTTAGCCGAATGGCTATGGAAATTACCCAAAATAACGAGGAAGGCTAGAAAAATGGAAAACATCATAAGCGAATACCCAACACCAGAGGACATGGCTACAGACCTGACCTTGCTCATGGACGAAATTGACCGGCTCAACATCACCACCGACTCTGCAACAAGCCAAGACGAAACCATGATGCGCATCTATGTGCTGGCAAACTACCTGTCCTGGTTCCGCCCCGAACTGCTCGACAGCCGCTTCAACTAGAAAGGCAAGAACAATGCGACCAACCGAGAAAAACATCCAACTCAGAATGTGGGAACTAAAACATTTTGACCGGAAACTGCCCACCGCCAGCAAGGCTCAATTGAACCGGCATCTTGCATACCAACGAGTTTACGCAGTGGCAGATAGGGCAAAGGAAACAATCGAACTGCTGGCGGGGGTTGTCGTTGCCCAATTCGTTGCAATTATTGTCATCCTAGCTTTGTTCCTGTGAATAACCTGTGGAAAACTACAAAAAACGGGTAATTACGCGGTGATGCCTTTCGGCATAAGGCTGGGGGGTAAGGATGTTAGGGACTTATACTCTTGTCCCACCCCTTATGTGGTCGTAGGGGGGTGGTTAGGTCTCTGTAGTGGTTTGTTGCCTCTACGGGCGTTACATGACCTGTGAGCGGGTGCTAATGGTGAGTGTAGGTCTCCTGGGATTAGGTGGTCTGCTTGCCAAGGGTCTCCATGCCGGTACCCCTCACCACATATGTGACAATTGGTTGCTGTGTCTCTGATGAACTTGGCTTGCTTCCTGTATTGAGGATTGCCATAGCGTTGACGTTTGATTGCTGTACGTTGGGGGCTTTCTTTTTTCCGCCGGTTTCTGATTGTTTCTATGCGTTTTTTGTGTTCCGGGCATCTGTCATCGGTGGACAGGACGCCACAATCCAGGCATGGGCGCTTGAATCGGTGGGGGGTCATGTTGTTATTTTGTCACATTTGTTCAATTGTGTAGACATATTTCGGTTTCTGTCACATATTTCGGTTTCTGTCCACATAATTACATTTCTGTGACATATTCCTGATTCTGTGACATATTTGTCGTTTTGTGACATATTTGCTTTTCTGTTTACAGAATCAACATTTTGTTACAGAATGTCATTGCTCACTAGTCGAGTCGGTGCTGGGATTGTTGGGGTCTCGGCAGTTGGGTAAACCTGCGATAGTAACCTGTTGAGCGTAGGTGTGCTCGTCCGTCCGGTCTGTAACCTATTTTGTATGAGCCGGGAAAGAACTCTAGTAGTTGTTGGAAGTTCTTGAGTCTTCCATCGCCTGCGTATTCTTTGTCCGTCATGCCACCTTTCACAGCCATTGTGGGTGCTGAGGCTTGACCGATGCGCTTGAACGTGAGGGTGACGTAGCCGTTGTGGAGTAGTTGGAGCGTATAGTCTGCATCCTCGGTTACATCTGGTCGAAACTTTAGACCTGTGTCTGTGCGGAGAAGCATGGCTTGGAACACCATCGAGTTGTAGACCACTGGAGGTTTGTCGTCATACCCAAAAATGAAGCCGGCGTTACCGATGCCTGATGCCCCAACGTTAGAAAACTGAAACGTGGATTGTTCTACAAGGGACAGCAGGGGACGAGGTGTGGTCTTGTGTGCCTTCCCGCCTTGACGGTAGACAAACGATTTCATGTCGTCATCAAACTGCCAACAGTACAGATAACCATTCTCATTAGCGTGAGCGATTGCGTAATTACGTGCGTAGTAAAGCCCCTGGTCGTCCTGGTCCATAACCAATAGTTTGTCTTCAGGGTAATACTCGAGATAGTTCTTATGGTCGTGTGGCTCTACTACTAAACGGTAGGTCAACCCATCATCGTCAAGGAGTTTTGTGGTCATGGCAACATCGGGTCGGTGACGTGACGGGATGTAAATAGGTGCGATGACCTCTGTCTGCTCGGTGATGCTTTGAATCCGTGACTCGACCTCACCATAGAGCAGTTTGTCTGTGGTCCTGGTGCCAAACATTACAACTTCCAGACGGTCCCAGTGAACGGTTGTTGTTCTTTCAGTTCGAACACAGCAAGACCAGGCGTTGCGCTCTCTCCGCTTATCTGCCGGAACCAAGTTGAACCGTTGTCAAGTGTTGGAGCGCCGACAATAAACCTGCTGTGACCTTCATCAGTCATGCCCAACTCTGTAACTCGAAGGTGGTGGAAGTGACCATGAACAAGTGTGGTGGCGTGCGATACGGGTTGTCTGCCGAACGCTTGACCCCTGAACCAGTTAGCAATTGAATCTGGTCGCTTAGCCTGATGCCCATGCACAATGCCCAGGATGTGATATTTGTCACCGAAGACATCAACCGCAAGCGATTCGTCATCTGGTTGGGGTTCTAAAAAACGCACATTATTTGCACCGGCTTCATCGGCTAGGCGAGCAAGTTGTCTGCCGATAAACACTCCCCAGTCATCTGTTGCTTTGCCGATTGTCTGACCGTTCCTCCGCCATTGGCAGTGATTAGACCCAACCGATGCGTAGGTTACCTCTGGCACAACCTCAGCGATTGCCTTGATGGTTCTCCACGCCATTGTGGTTGCCAGGTCAATCTGGTCGTGCAAACTCAGGTCGTTGGAGTAAACCTGTTGGTTGCTTGCCTTATTGTCAAAGCCCTCAATCGTGTCGCCGAGGTCAACAAAAATGCATCGTGATGGTTTCATCGTTTCTATTTTTTCCATCAAGTCATCCCGCGCTTGGTTCACCCTTGCCACAAGAGCATCTGTGCCGCCTAGAACGTCAATCTTGCCCACCTGTAGGTCTGACCAGAGAACAACAAGAGCAGATGGGTTAGTTTTTCCCGGCTTTTTTTTCTTGTAGTTTTTATCTGCATCCGCCAACAGTTGAGGTAGGTCAATACCCGACTTCTTTTTGCGGAAAGTAAAGCGATAAGAAGTGAGCCAATCCCCGTCCCAGCGTTGCCAACGGCTCGTCCGCACTGGCGGGATAACCTCAATCTCTGTCGGGTCAAGCCCTGCATCAACAAGGAATTCGTCAAAGTTTTCTGGCTCCTCAGAATAGCCTGGCGTAACAGCATCACCTTCGTTGCCGTCAAAGTTCACAGCAGGGCGAACTTCATGCTTGATGCTCACCTTTGGCGCAGGCTCAATGTTTTCTAGCATGAGCAAACGCTTCCTCTGTGTTTGGTAATTGTATTAGCGCCGACCCGAATATCCTTCGTGGCAAGTGCTTTTGACAGCCCGTTAGCGCTCCACGTTTCCCAGTCCAGTAAATACTTCACAAGTATTTGGCGGTCCGCTTCTTCCAAGTCCTCGAGAATGTCCCGAATCTTACAACTGGGTTTTAGTGTCTGTGGTTTCAGGTCCTCTAGCATCTTGACTCCTTTGCAATCCGAGTGTTTGTCGAATAACTGACAAGAATAATACCCCCGCGAAGAAATAGCCGATGGTTGCAGTAATTGGTTCAGCCTGCACAGCCAACAAAACCAGAGTTACCGAAATACCCGTAATCGTCATATTTGCAAAAACGAAAGCCATTAGAACGGTGCCTCGTCAACTGTTGCTGAAGGCCATTGTTCACGAAGCGCCGCCTCGCCTTTTTGTGCCAAAGCAGATGGTTGCGCGGAGCGGGTAACTGTTGTGTCGTTCACATGATATGCCGTGTACTTTATTTCTTCGTTTGCATCGTTGGTAAACCTTTCGTCTTTTTTAGACCATTTACCTTCAACGGTGACAACATCGCCAACGTTGACTTTTTCGCCCGTCCAGACAACCCACTTTTCGGCAACCTCTGTGCCATCTTTGATTTTATACATCGTTTGAATACGGAAACCTTTCCCCGTCTTCATGACCGATGTTACCTCTGCGTTCTCTACACGTATTGTTGCCATTAGACTGCCTTTCGTTGTGAAACAAGGTGGTAAGAAGTTTTGTAACTTAGGTTTACCCAGGTTTCTAATTCTTCCTGGTTGACCAACCGCCTGCCTTTTACTTTTTCTGTTGTGATATTGCCCAGTCGTATCCAACGCCGAATTGTCTCAATCGAACAATTGTAAGAATGAGAGGCATGAAGCAAGGTAATCATGCCACTGTCTCCATCGTTTTTCGGTTCTTCGATTTGCCCATTTCGTTGTTCCCAATATCGTCTGGCTTTTTTATCATGTTGTAATCCTAACCATATTTGGTGCGGATGTGTAGGATGTTCGGTCATTAGTTTTTCAAGGTCATACATGGTTTTCGTGGCTCCAACCCATGTCCTGCTGGAAAAGTTCACCATAGGTAATGAACACAAGGTCTCGTAAATACAGCACATTGAAGTAAGGTTTATTGC